CCAATTTTTGGTTGGAAGGAATTCTCACCAACGGCACGAACCATTTGGAGAGGAACATAAGGGCAATAGAATAGTCCGGCATCATAAGGGGAAGAACCCTTATAACCAACCACATAATACTGGTTACCTGGAGTTGCGTTAGCAGTGGTCAGGTTAGCAGAATATGGGTCAATATATACACGGAATTTACCCATCAGAGTACCAGCAAAAGTATTTCCGGTGTCATCAACGTTGAGGTTCGAGTTCAGAGCAGGAGTATAATCAAGCACACCTGCCATTGTGAGTGCTGAAGCAACGTCAGCAGAACACATTACGATGTTGCCCTTTCCACGACGAGTTCTTTGTGCGATTGCGTTAGCATCACGCTCAATCTGGAAAAGAAGTCCTTTGAACTTCTCAACTGACCAACGACCATTGGAGTCAACGTCAAGGTCAAAGATACCAGCAGTTGCGGTATTCTGTACAGCACCTTGCTCAGCCACCTTGTAGATGGTTCTGATAACCTCACGGTTGATTTCAGCAAGAATCTCTGTAGACAGAATATTCGCAAGTTCTGCTTCGGCATTCAAACCGTGGATTGCCTTGAGATCTTGTGCGAGTTCTAATGAATACTCGGCCTTGAGTGCTCTGGATTTAGCAGTCACAGTTACTTTCTCGATTGAGAAAGCCATCTGATTGAATGCATCAGAACCAGTACCATCAAGATTCTCAGCATCACCAGTAACCATTCCCTGACCTACGTTGTAGGCAGTAGAAGTCGCAGTGCCAACGGGGTTGAGAACTGAAGGGTTGGTTCCACCTTGAACAGTGGTACCAATACCAGCAGCACCATCACTGAATCCAGCAGATTCATCAAGACCAGCATCCTGACCAGAGAATGCGGAGTCTACTTCATTGAAGAATGCTTCGTTACCGGACTGATTGGTATAACGTGAACGCATTGCGAAGATGAGTCCAGTAGGACCACTCATTGGTTGTACACCAGCAAGGTCATATGCGACCAGGTTGGGCATTGAACGACGGATGAGTGAAATCAATACGGGATCAAAACCAGCAGTAGGTCCGCCAGCAGCAGCACTACCACCAAAAGCACCAGAAGCACCAGCAGCATTGCCACTGTTGGTTGGTGACTCCATCAACATTGATAATGAACCATTATCAAATGAGGATTGCTCTCTTAAAAATCTTTCTTGGTTTTCTAGCAGAACTGCGGTTACTGCTCTACGATGAGAATCTTTGATTGGATCAAGACCTTCATAGTTGAGAAGTGGTGCCCACTTGTCCTGCAATTGTTCGGATTGGAACATTTGCTTTTACCTTTTGTAAGTGAATGTTTGCGTTTGAATTATGTTAAATTCAATTATTTGCTAAATTTTGAAAGTGTGTTTAGATATGCAGCCATAGAACCTGAAACAGATTCTGGTGCCGAATCTAATCCCTCAGAAAGGGTTTCGGTTTTAGCATATGGAGAAATCATTTTTGTTGGAAAATAAGATTCCTTTAGTGTCTCCAGTTTTTCACGATATTCTTCTTCACTTTCAAACTCTACACTTTCGGCAAGTGAGGCGAGCTTCTCTTTCTGAGTGTACGCAAGACCCTCAGAAATTTGATCTAAGATTCCATCAGCAACCGACTCTGCGAGACGACTGTTGAGTGAAACGTTTTTCTCAATCTGCTCGTTGAGTTTCGTCTCCATATCATCAAGTTTGTTTACCATGCTCTCTAGAACATCATATTTATCTTCAGGGATTGTTACATAATGTTCTTCAAAAAGTCCTTTCAGACCAGTCAAGAAGGACTCAGTGAGTTCTTCTTTTAGACCCTTTTCAATTGAGAGTGTGTTTTCAGCAAACCACTCATCAGCAACATATTCAAGATAAGAATCTACACGATCATTCAATGCTTCTTTGATTTCTTCAATTTCTTCTACAAGTGCTTCAGCATATCTGATCTCAAGAGATTCTTTGATTTCACCAATTTTTGATCTGAGTGCAGATTCAAAAACAAGTTTTGCTTTTTCTCTGAACTCTTCGGAGAGTTCTTCTCCACCGAGAAGAGCATTTACATCTTCTTCAAGATCAAACTCTTCTTTTAGATCCTCATCATCTTCCTCTTCGTCATCTTCTTCCTTTTTACTTTTCTTACCATTTTTCTTGTTATCTTCTTCTTCGTCACCCTCTTCCTCTTCATCCTCTTCTTTGGCTTCTAGAAGTTCTTCATCTTCTTCATCATAATCAGCATCTTCTTTTGCCATACCCTTCATAGGATCTGCACTTCTTGCACCCTTGTTAACAACATCTCTAACTTGCTTGAGTGTTCCTTCAGGGGTCTTAAGTTTTGCAGAATCATCATCAGAACGATAATTCTCAGGTGTAGGACCACCTAAATCTTCCCAACTACCAGTTTGACCTGGTGTTGAACCACTTAAGTGACTCATTGGGTTAGGTGCTGGTGCATTAGCATTCACAGCAGTTTTGGATTGCTTTGTGCCTACTTCCATTTCTTGTAAATCTCCACGAGACATTTGAACTCTCCGATTTTCTTTTTATGAAATCTATATTTATTTATAATTTAATAATTTACAACGAATTTAGAAAATCGTTGAAAAGATTCAATCTATTCTCTTCCAGTTGTTTTTGTGAAACTAATGTATTTATTCTATTGTATGCTTTCCTTGCAGAATGCTCACGAAGCACTCCACCATCCCATACCCATTCCTTACCTTCCATAATCCCCTGAACGAATGCATCAGGTGCAGAGGGGTCTGCAACAATATCAGCAGCAGTTGCGAGCATAAAATCTTCACCAACTTCACTATATCCATTTTGAGTTGGTCTTAGTGAACCAATACCACGAGAAGAAACACCGAGCATCACACCTTCTTTGAGAAGTGCCTCTGCAATCTTACCCATAGGAGTGGAAAGAATTTGTGCCTTACCAATAAAATTATTACCTTCACGATAAAGTTCTGTAATTTTATGAGAAACTCTGTCCAGATTGACTGTTGGACCATCTGGATGTCCGAGTTCACCAAGAGCACGACCTTTATTTACATATTGCTCTGTATATCTTTTGACCTCACGTTCCATCACGGGCATACGATAAATTCTTTTATTCCGATTTGGTTGTTCGGTCTGAAGAAATGGTCCTTTGATATAAAGAGTTTTCTTTCCATTTATACTTTCAGTAATCACTTCTACTGATTCTATCTCTTCGGTAATAAGTTTCATCAGGCATCTCCGGAAATTTGTACTTGTTGATAATAAAGAGTTCCTGCACCAACCCCATATGCAGAAACTTTATTTGATGTGATAACAAACGCATCTGCGGATGAGAATGCTGTTGCAATACCACTTGAGTTATAATTCACAGTCATTCTTGACTGAAAATACCCACCAACTCCGGAAGAAGTATCAACTGAAAGAACTTGTTGATGTGTGAAGTTATGGTATGTTGAACCACTCAAAGTTACATAATCTCCAACACCAAAGGGAACTTGAGTTCCTTCTGGTACAGTCACGATTGTTGTAGTTCCTGTTGTGACTCCAACAACACGATTAGATGCCTTTGTGAGTGCAAGTGTTGCAGTTCCACCAGAGGGAACATAATAATCAGCATTAGTAGCAGAAGGAGTTGCTCCAACGGCAACAAATGCAGCACCACCTACAGCAACTACTCTTACAACACTTGATTGAACTGAAAATGCAGAAGATGTTGATGCAGTTCCTGCTGTGAAGTTGAATGAGGATCCAGCCCCAACTGGTCTATGAGCCATTATTTTATGAGATACACTTTTAGTTATTTATTACTTTACAAGTTCTTGAAATTTATACTGCGATTTGATAAGCACCAGAAATATCAAAGTGACTATAGTTATTTGTTGCAGTTACTGGAGTAGTGGACTTCCATGCCAAGTCTGTTGCACTTCCAGAATAATATAATTTCATTATAATTGAAGATTCAGCAATATCTGTAATTCCTGCAATATGATAAATTGCATCATTAGGGTTAGGAGCATGTAAAGTTCCACCACGAATGGTTACAGTATGTGCAGTATCAAATGGTAATGTGAATTGATACTGGCTGGCAGAACCGAAATCTGATGTAGCTGCAAAATTAACATTAATTCTAAAGTGGCAGATTAATCCCTGAAGAACATAAGAACCAGTAGTCACAGTTCCAGCAAGTGTGTTACCAGAAACAGTTTTGAATTGTGGAGTAAATGTTGTTGATGTATTTGTAATACCAAATGGAATACCTCCAGGTGTTACACCATCCGATAGACGAATTGGAGTTGTTCCATCAATATCGTAAAAAATTTCTCCCTTTTTACCAATATATTGAGTTGCTGTAGTAGCACCCATTTTATCAGCAAAAAGTTTAAAGGATGTATCAGACATTGAATTTTCTACTTATATGATCCTTTTTATATTTATCACTCTTCATCATACTCTTCGTTTTCAACCTCAGAATCACCAAACATTGCGGATGATACAACGGGTCGGAAAGCATCAATTCTTTCTGCTGATTTGGAAAATAGCATATCTTTGATCTTATCACTGATTTGTGATGGTGATTCATCAGCAACAATCATATCCATTAAATCATCCATTTTATTACCATTAGACATAACTGCTTCTATTTATATCTCTCCAC